TGGCATCAGTCTGAACGACAATGGCTGGGATGTGTTCAAGCAGCCGTCGGGGCGCAGCCCCTACGCTGAGAACGTCGAGAACCTGCCGGAAGGGTACTACGACACCCAGGGGCGGTCGGATGAGTACATCCGGGTGTACATCGACGGCGAGTACGGGCTGAGCTTGGCCGGGCAGCCGGTGTTCAAATACTTCAACCCGGACTACCACATGGCCAAGCAGCCGCTGCGGCCGATCGTTAGTGCCACCAGGCCGATCATCGTCGGGATGGACCTTGGGCTGACGCCGGCTGCTGTGTGCGGGCAGCTTGATCCGCGGGGGCGGGCGCTCGTCCAGGCTGAGGCTGTGAGCTTCGACATGGGCGTGCAGCGGTTCGTGAGGCAGATGCTCAAGCCGCTGCTCTATGAGAGGTTTCCGGGGGCTCCGGTGTTTGTTGTGGTCGATCCGGCGGGTACGCAGAGAGCGCAGACGGACGAGCGCAGCGCGGTCGATATCATCAAGGCGGAAGGGCTGAAGGTCATCCCGGCCAAGACCAATAAGGTCAGCGCGCGGCTCAGCGCTGTGGACGACTACCTCATGCGGCAGGTGGATGGAGAGGCGGCGTTCCTCGTGGACCCGCGCTGCATGGCGCTCAAGGCGGCCCTGATGGGCGGCTACCGGTACGATCGGAAAGTCGAGAAGATCGACAAGAACAAACATAGCCACGTCGCTGACGCGCTGCAGTACCTCATGCTGCATATCGGGTCGGTTAGCGGCGGGGAGATGCCGCAGCGGCGGGAAATCAAGCAGGCACCGATGGCAGCGTGGGTTTAGGGTTGACGCCGCCTGTTGTTATTGGTAGCCTGCTTGTGTTTCCCTCATCTGCGTTTTCCTTTTAGACCTACCCCCGCCACCCTCGTGGCGGGGGTATTTTTTGGTTGTTGACTACCTAGATCGTACTGCGTATATTTGCCACGCGGTTATGTGAGGCACCATGGCAGGACTGACGTTTCTCCGGGTCGTCGGTAACGATGACCTTGCCGCCCAGGATCGGCAGGATGAGCTGGATGCAGCGATGCAGGACCGGCAGAATCAGCCTGTTGTCCTAGGGCTGACGGCTCATATTCGTGAGTGCTGGGATGCTGCGCGCATCGCCAAGAAGCCGATCGAGACGATTATGCTGCGGGCGCTTCGGCAGCGCGGGGGTGAGTACGAGCCGGACAAGCTCAACCAGATTCGCTCCGTTGGCGGGTCTGAGGTCTACATGATGCTCACCGAGATCAAGTGCCGCGCGGCGGAGAGCTGGCTGCGGGACATCTTGATGGACCAGGGGCAGCCCCCGTGGGACATGCAGCCTACGCCGTTGCCAGAGCTGGCACCTACCCACCAGGCGGAGCTTGAGGAAGCCTTCGGTCAGTCAGTGGTCGAGCAACTGCAGCAGGCAGGCCGTGCTCCCACCATGCAGGAGATGCAAGAACTGCGCGAAGTTGTCGCGCAGGACTACCGGTTCAAGCTGCTGCAGGCAGCGCAGAACCGCGCCGACCGGATGAAGGACAAGATCAACGATCAGTTCGCCCAGGGTGGCTGGAGCGAGGCGTTCAACGACTTTCTGTCCGACCTGGTGACGTTTCCTGCGGCGTTCTTGAAGGGACCTGTTGTCCGGCGGCAGCGGGTGCTTGAGTACACCACGGATGAGAGTGGCGCTACGGTGGTCAGTGCTGGCGAAAGGCTGGCTCCTGAGTACGAGCGGGTCGATCCGTTCAACATCTATCCTGAGCCGGGCGTGGCCCGGTTGTCTGATGGGTACTTGTTCGAACACCACCCGCTGACACGCACGCAGCTCGCCGATCTGATCGGCGTCCCCGGCTACGATGACGACGCGATCCGCAAAGTACTGGAAATGGGCAACGGCCAGTCGTGGATCAGCGAAGACGTAGAGCTCCAGAAGGAAGAGCTGGAGCGGAAATACTACGCCTACAACACCCCCACCGATACGTTCGATGCGCTGGAGTTCTGGGGCAAGGTCAGCGGCGCTATGCTGCGTGAGTGGGGGCTCGAAGAAGACGAGGTACCCGACGAGGCCAAAGAGTACGACGCTAACGTCTGGGTCGTCGGTAACTACGTGATTAAAGCTGTGCTCAACTACGACCCGCTCGGTGAGAAGCCGTACGCGAAGTCGTCGTTCATCAAGCGGCCAGGGTCACTCTGGGGCAGCGGCATCCCGGAGATCATCGAGGACCTGCAGAACATCTGCAATGCGGCCGCCCGGGCGCTGGTGAACAACATGGGCTTGGCCTCTGGGCCGCAGGTAGAGGTCAACATCGACCGGCTGCCGCCCAACGAAGACCTCACCAACATGCACCCGTGGAAAATCTGGCAGGTCCAGCAGGACCCGGCCGGGTCTAGTGCGCCGGCGGTGCGATTCGCCCAGCCTGACTCCCGTGCAGGCGAGCTCATGGCGGTCTACGACCGGTTCTCGCGGCTCGCTGACGACCATTCGGGCATCCCGTCGTACGTCTACGGCGACCTCGATGTGCAGGGCGCTGGGCGTACGGCCTCGGGTCTCTCCATGCTGATGGGCTCTGCCGGTAAGGGTATCCGTCAGGTGGTCATGCACATCGACGCGGACATCATCTATCCGATCGTGCACAGGCAGTTCGTTTACAACATGCGGTACGACGATGATGAGTCGATCAAGGGCGATGTCGATATCGTACCGCGCGGTGCAGTGAATCTTGCTGTTAAGGAGACGACCAATGTCCGCCGAGTTGAGTTCCTCAATGCGACTGCTAATCCGGTCGATATGGAGATCATCGGCGTTGAGGGGCGTGCGGCTATCCTGCGTGAGATTGCTAAAGGCTTGCAAATGCCGGCTGACCAGCTGGTACCGTCTCGTGACAAAATGTCTGTCCAAATGCGTCAGCGTGCTGAAGCCGCGGCGACGCAAATGAGCGCCGGGGGCGGCGGGTCCCCCTCGGCTGAGCCTGCGCAGCAGCAGACGAACACCGTAGCGAATCAAGATACAGGGCAAGCGGTATGACGCGGCCCTCACCAGATGTGGTTAAGGCTTTGGCCTCAGCTTCCCGGCGGCACCCAGAGATCGTCCAGTGGTTGGACGACTGGTACGCCAAGGAGCTAGGTGCGTTGCCTTATGCCGCTGGGAACACTGCACTTGCTCAGGGGCGGTGCCAGGTCCTCAAAGAGGTCTCCGACCTCGTCCGCAGTGCCCCTGAAAACGCACACCGTTAGGAGCGTAACATGAACCTTCCTGCACAGCTTGCATCCCAACGAGAAGCCATCGACAAGTTCTACGCCGGCCAGAACGCGGAGGCAGATGCCGCCGACGACACTGCGGTAGTAGACGACGCCGAGGGCACCTCTGTCGAGGGTGAAGTTGGTCAGGCCGATGCCGCCCCGGAGGAAGCTCCGGCCAAGGCAGAGGATTTTGAGCAGAAGTATCGTTCTCTCCAGGGTATGTATAACGCCGAGGTCCCGCGCCTACATGCGCAGAACCGCGAGCTGAAGCAGCGCCTGGACCAGATGGAGCAGTTGCTCGGCACAGTGTCGTCGCCTCGGGCGGCCAGTAACCCGGGCGAGGCTCCTGCCCAGCCGACCTACATCACGCAGCGCGACGTAGACGAGTATGGCGAGTCCATCGACGTCATGCGCCGGGCCGCCAAGGAGGAGGCTGCAGCCTACCAGCGTGAGATTTCTGACCTGCGAAACATGGTCACTACGCTGCAGTCGCAGCTGGTGCCGCAGGTCAATCAGCTCTCGCAGCGGCAGGCTGTGTCGTCTGAACAGGCATTCTGGTCTGAGTTGCAGGCTAGCGTACCGAACTGGAAGACTACGAACGATAACCAGGACTTCCAGTCTTGGTTGCTTGAGATTGATCCTCTGACTGGTATCTCGCGGCAGACATACCTCGAAGATGCGCAGCGCAACCTGGATGCCAGGCGTGTTGCGGCGTTCTTCATGGGTTGGCCTGGCTATCAACCGGAAGGGCAAGCGCCGGCCCGAGGCCAGCGTTCTGCGGATGAGTTGTCTCGCCAAGTTGCTCCCGGCCGCGGCCGGTCTGGCGGCGCGCGTCAGTCTGCCCCTGGGTCTGATAAGACCTACTCCCGTTCTGACATCGCCACCTTCTACGGTGACGTGAGGATCGGCAAGTACAAGGGGCGCGATGATGAGCGTAAGCGAATCGAGCGCGACATTTTCGCTGCACAGCGAGATGGTCGTATCACAGATGGCTAATCAAGGAGATAGGGTATGAGCTACCCGTCCATTGGTGGTCGCCCGAACTACTCTGGGAACTTCATCCCGGAGATTTGGAGCGGCAAGCTGATCGAGAACTTCTACGATGCAACGGTTCTGTCAGCTATTTCCAACACCGACTACGAAGGCGAAATCCGCCAGTACGGTGACACCGTGAACATTCGCACCACGCCGGAGATCACGATCCGCGACTACGTCAAGGGTCAGGTTCTCGATGTGGAGCACCCGGACAAGCCGAAGCTGCAGCTCTTGATCGACAAGGGTGAATACTTCGCGGTTGTCGAGGATGATATCGACCGCATCCAGTCCGACGTCAACCTGATGGACATGTGGTCGAAGGACGCATCCGAGCGGATGAAAATCAAGATCGACCAGCGTGTGCTGACCGATCTGTTGCCGGATGTCGGTGCCCTGAACAAGGGTGCTACCGCAGGTGCGAAGTCCGCTTCGTTCAACCTGGGCGTCACCGGCACTCCGCTGACCGTCACCAGCGACGGTGCTTCTGCGACCACTGCGGTCGTTGATCTGCTCGTCGATATGGGTACGGTCCTTGATGAGGCCAACGCGCCGGAGAGCGATCGTTTCATCGTGATCCCGGCCAAGATGGCTAACCTCATCAAGAAGTCGGAACTGCGGGATGCGTCGCTCTCCGGCGACAGCACCTCGGTCCTGCGCAACGGCCGGCTCGGCATGATTGATCGTTTCACGATCTATGTCTCGCACAACCTGTACGTCAGCAGTGGCGAGTACAATATCATTGCCGGCCACAAGATGGGTTTCACCTTCGCGTCCCAGATGACGGAGATGGAAACCATCCGTTCCGAACGCACGTTCGGCAACGTGGTTCGCGGCCTCCAGGTGTACGGCTACAAGGTCGTGAAGCCTGAGGCTCTGTCCACCGCTGTCATCAGCTTCTCGTAAGGGGTAGACGCATATGCCGACCTACACCGACTCTCTCGGCTTCAATAAGGGTACCGCGGCTGCGTTCCCGTACGAAGGCACCCGGGCCGTCACCAAGATCGAAGTGGAGCTCGACTTCGCTGCGATTGCGGTGGCGCGTGCGGCGGCTGGCGCTACGGCGCTGACCTCCGGCGACGTCCTCGAAGTCATCCAGCTTCCGGCCAAGTCTTATGTCATGGCTGTTGGTTTGGATGTGACGACTGCCGAAGGCGGCACGCTGACCATCGACATCGGCGATGGCTCTGCGGCTGATGGCTACTTGGATGGTGTGAACGCTAACG